TGATCAGCTGCAAGCTGCCCGTGCTGAGGCTCGCGCCAAAGCCATGAAAAACGAAGAAGACCGCACCACTGGCATCATGGCCTTGGCTACCCGCCACGGTATGCGTGAGCTGGGCCAGAAGGCCGTTGACGATGGCACCCCCTTGGAGCTGTTCCGTGGCCTGGCCCTGGACGAGCTGCACAAGAAGGGCAGCAATGCCCCCCTGGAGAACCCAGCCAACCAGATCGGCCTGAGCCAGCGCGAAGCGAAGAACTTCTCGGTGACCAAGTTCATGCGCAGCTTGATCGAGAAGAACCCCGAAGTCGCGCCATTCGAAACCGAGTGCGCCAAGGCTGTGCGTGATGCGCTGGAAAAGAACGGCTACCGTGGCCACGGTAAGGGCAACTACCTGCCCTACGAAGTCATGACACAACCGCTGCCTGGCGTGCGTGTGCAAGACGGCCAGCTCATGGTGGGCGACCGCATCATCAGCGGCCAGCGTGACCTGTCTACCGCAACCGTGGGTGCTGGTGGCGCCATGGTGGCCACCGAGCTGATGGCTGCGGACTTCATCACCCTGCTGCGCAACGCCTCGCTGGTGCGCCGCATGGGTGCCCGCGTGCTGGGCGGCTTGGTCGGTAACGTGGCTATCCCACGCCAAACCGGCACGATCACGCCCGGCTGGGTGGCGCAAGCTGGTGCTGGCTCTGAGGGCGACGCCACCTTCGCACAGTTGACCCTGTCGCCCAAGACGGCGCACGCCATCCAGGACGTCACCCGCGACCTGCTCATCCAGGGCACACCAGCGGTTGAAGGCTTGATTCGTGCTGACCTGATCGAAGCCATGGCCACGCAGCTTGACTTCATCGCGCTGAACGGCACGGGGTCGAGCAACCAACCCACAGGCCTGTTCAACACGGCAGGCATCGGCTCGGTGGTGGGTGGCACCAACGGCCTGGCGCCGACCTGGGATCACATGGTCGAGCTGGAGTCGCAAGTCGCCAATGCCAACGCAGCCTTCGGCTCGATGGGCTACCTGACCAACACCCGCATGCGCGGTCGCCTCAAGCGCACACAGAAGTTCTCTGGCACCAACGGTCAAGAGATCTGGATGGATGCGCTGCCTGGTGACGACCCTTCGCTGTTTGGCCGCATCAACGGCTACCGCGCTGGCGTCAGTAACAACGTGCGCAGCGACCTGACCAAGGGTTCGTCCAGCGGTGTGTGCTCTGGCATTGGCTACGGTAACTGGGCTGACCTGCTGATCGGCGAGTGGGGCGTGGCCGAGCTGCTGCCTGACGAGCTGACCCAAGCGGCCAACCGGATCGTGCGCATGCACATCTGGCAAACCATCGATATCGGTGTGCGCCGCGCCCAGTCGTTCAGCGCGATGCTGGATGCACTGACTGTCTGATTCCAGTTGTTTCGCAGTTGCCTTTCTCGGCGACTTGGCCCCGGCCTCGGCTGGGGCCTTTTTTATTCAACGTTCTATGTGAGGTTCACATGAAAAAGATCCTGATCCTGAGTGCTTGCTTGATCCCCAAGGGTGAAGGCGAGAATGACACCCTCTTCCCCGGCACCGTGACGTCAGTTGACGATGCATTGGCGGGACAGCTTATCGCTGCTGGTCGCGCCAAATACGCCGACGAGAAGGCCAAGGAGGTCGATACCACCAAGCAGCACATGGCAGAAATCGAAGCACGTGCTGCCACGGCTGCCGTTGCTGTACCTGGTGGCGGCATCACCCCCGATGTGCTGGCTGCGGCGCTTGCCAAGGCTTTCCCCGGCATGGCCACTGCCCCGACCACTCCTGAAGCTGCGCCTCCCGGTGACCAAGTGGTCAACGGGGGCAAGGGTGGCGGAGTATGAAGCGCTACCGCATCCGCGATGGCCACACCTTCCGTGTCAGTGACAAGAAGGTGCTGACCGGCGGCGACACCATCGAGCTGGAAGACGACGTGGCCGCGACCTTTGCTGAAAAGGTGGAGCTGGTCACGGAAGAAGAAAGCGCCAGCGCTGAAGCCGGTGTGGGTCAGGCCACATCGGCAGCTGATGTCCAGACGTCTGGAAAGTCACGCAAGTGACCTATCAGGCTGAAGACCTCGGCCTCATGCTGGAAGACTTCGGCGAGCCATGTGTGGCAGGTGCGACGACCTTCAAGGGCATGCTCAACGAGCCCGACGAGATCATGAACCTGACGCAGGCTGACGTGATGAGCCGCCAGTACCAACTGGCCTACATCACGACCGCAGCCACCCTCAAGCGGGGCGACTCAGTCACCGTGAGCGGCAGACCGTTCACCGTGAGAGAGGCGCCCCGCCAGGTGGGTGATGGCGGGTTCAGCACCGTGCTGCTGAGCAAGGCTTGACCATGCCCAGCAAGGCCGAACAGATCCTGGCTCGAATCACGGCGGTACTGCTGGCAGGTGCAACACCTGCTGGCACCAACGTGTTCAGAGACCGAGAAGACGCACTCAGCACCGACGAGCCACGCTGCTACCTGATCGAGCCGCTGGACGAAGACACAAAACCCCTGGGCGGCGGTGCCCAGGTGTTTGCTGGACGCGACGACGACACCCTGCGCTTTGCCATCACCTCGTGCATACGCGGTGCCAACTGGCAGACACAGGCCGATGAGCAACGGGTAACCGCCCACCAGTTGCTTGCCAAAGACCCTCAACTGCGCCTGCTCATCAACGCCCTGCGGCGTGAGCGGTGCGAATGGAAGGCAGCCAATGCCGACCAGCCTTTCGGGTACGCGGCGCAGATCTACAGCGCTCGCTACACCACTTCAACCCTTGCCCTTGATGCCTGACACCTGAAGGCCAGGGCTTTCCTTTTTTTGGAGAACCTCCCATGTTTGCACTCGGTGGAATCATCTGGGGCACGCCCACGCAAGACAACGCGGGCAACGCCATCGCCAACCCTTCGCCCATCATCTGCGGCACCATGCAAGACGCTGAGCTTGAGTTCAAGTGGGAACTCAAGAAGCTGCGCGGTGAGAAGCAATTTGCCGTGGCCGTCAACCGCGCAGGCGCTGACGTGACCGGCAAGGTCAAGCACGCTGACATCCGCGCTGGCTTTTACGAGACCATCGTATTCGGCCAAGCTGGTGTGGCTGGCTTGACATCAGCGGTGTATGACACCGCTGGTGCGACCATCCCGGCCACGCCCTTCACCGTGACACCAACGATTCCAGGCACAGGCACCTTTGCGGCTGATTTGGGTGTCATCGATGTCACCACAGGCCGAGCTTTGACGCGCGTGGCATCGGCACCAACTGCCGGTCAGTATTCGGTTGCAGCTGGTGTCTACACCTTCGCAGCTGCCGATACAGGCAAGTTGGTCTACATCAACTTCCGCTACACAGCCACCAGCACCACGGCTCGCCGCATCAACGTGACCAACGGGCTCATGGGCTACACGCCCAAGTTCCGCTTGGACATGTACCTGCCTTACGAGGGCAAGAGCGCCATCTTCACGCTCAACACCTGTATCGCGGACGGTGCCAAGTTCGGCGTCAAGAACGACGACTTCACGGTGCCTGAGTTTGGCTTCACCGTGCAGGCCGATGCCCAAGGCAACATCGGCACGCTGGCCTTCACCGAGTAATGCGACCCATGACCACCACACCTCGTTATAAAGGCGTGTCCCTCGACCTGGGGGGCACGGTGTTCACGGTCGCGGCCATGTCCTTGGGGATCATCGAATCCTTCCAGGACCGTATCCAGGCGGTTGAAGCCGGGCAGGAAATTAACCCCCTGCCCGTGGTCGTTGACCTGCTGCACGCCTGCCTCAAGCGCAACCACTCGGATATCCCTCGTTCACTGGTTGCTGACCACGTTGACCTGGACAACTGGGAAGAGTGCATGGCCATGGTGCTGGGTGCCAGCGGCTACAAGCGCTGGCAGGAAACCAGCACGGAGGCAACCGAGGGAAACGCGGGGGCGACGACGAACCCTGGGACTGGCCAGCCGTCTACGCCCACCTCGTCACCAGTTGCCCCGGCTGGACCTTCGACTACTGCCGAGACGAGCTGACCCTGATCGAGCTGGAGGCGCTCACGCGCTACTGGAAGAAACGCCCTCCAGTGCATGTGAGCGTAGCGGCATACCTGGGCATCGGTGCTGGCAAGGCCAGCGACGGCAGCACCACACGCATCACCAGCGCAGACCAAGTGTTTGAGCTGATGGGCGAGCCAACCCACAAGTTCATCCCACCTTGCCGAATGCTCACAGAGCCATCGGCCACGCCACCTGAGCAACCCCATGAGTGAAAACATCGAGTTCACGGCCACGCTGAAAGACTCGCCCTTTGTGGCGGGCATGGCCCGCATCCGTGCCGCCATGGGTGGCGGGCGCACAGCGTTCACCGAGTTCGGGGCCACGGCCAAAACCGAAACGGTCAGCGTGTCTCAGCAGATCAGCAAGTTCTCTGACTCGCTGCGCCAGGAAATGGCGGGCATTGGTGGGCACTTCTCTGGCTTGTTTGAAAGCCTGAGCATGACGCGCGGTGGCTTCATCGCGCTGGGTGTGGCGCTTGCTGGTGTTGGTTTCAAGAAGGCCGCAGACCATACGGCACAGATCACTGAGAGCGCCATGGAGCTGGCCCGCGTGCTGGGCACCACCACCAACGTGGCGCAGGCCCACATCATTGCGTTGGAAGATATCGGTGCAACCCAGGAAGAGTTCCAGGCTGGTGCCAAGGGCATGAGCAAGCAACTCAAGGAGAACGAAGCTGACATGCAAGCCATGGGCTTGCAGACACGCGACTCTGCTGGGAATCTTCGACCATTGAACGAGTTGATGCTTGAGGGTATTCATATCGTCAATGGTTATGCATCTGGCGCTGATCAGGCACTTGCGGCGCAAGAGTTGTTCGGTCGTGGTGTTGACACATCCAGTAAGCTGCTACTGCTCAACACCCAGGCAATAAGTGCAGCCACTGAGACCGCGCGTGATCTTGGCTTGGAGGTAGGAAGCAACGCAGTCGAAGCCTGGAAGGCCTATGACGATGCTACCGATCGGGCGGGCTTTGGCCTGAAGGGCCTTGGAAATACCATCGGCACTGCAGTGATGCCCATGGTTACCACGCTGATTGAGGCATTCAATGGTGCCATGCCAGTGGCTATCAAGGTGGTAGGAGTAGCACTCAGCGGCCTGACAACGGCTTTTCTGGCCGTTCGCAATGGCGTCATGGTCGTTTGGGAAACCATTGACAGCTTTGTGTTCAGCGTGACTGAGCCACTGCGGGCCTTGGCCTCTGCCATTTACAAGCTGGTAACAGGCGACTTCAAGGGCGCCGCTGACGAGATGAGCAACTGGCCATCGAACATTGCCAAGCGGTGGTCCAGCGCACTCGACACCATGACGGCAGAGTCCAAGCGCACCAAGGACCAGATGGTGGCCCTATGGTCTAGTGATGGTGTCTCTGGCACCCCTCAAGGCCCTGCAGCTGGCGGCAAGACCATGCCGCAAAAAGCAAACAAGGACAAGAAGGGGGCAGCCGAAAAGGCCGAAAGCATCATGCCCTTGCTCGAAGCCGAGCTGGCAGAGCGCCGGGTGGCTTACGCGAAGGAAAACGACCTGCGCGAGATGAGCAAGGCCGACGAGCTGAAGTACTGGGAAGAAGTCTCTGCCCGCCATGAGCTGGCCGAGAGCGACCGCATATCCCTGCGCCGCAGGACCACGCAGCTCGAAATGCAGCTGCTGCGCGAGATGGCAATGCAAGGCCGCCAGCTCGATGAGCAAGAGCGCCTGAGCAAGCAGGCCGACGCGCTGCACGCTGTTCAGATGTCTGAACAGCAGGCCCAGTCCGAGTTCGACAACGGGCTGATGAGCCGCCAGCAACTGCTGGAGCTGGACCGCCAGTTCGAAGAGCAGCGCAACGAGATCCGGCGCCAGTACCTCCTGGCTCGCATGCAGGAGGTTGACCCCGAGCGCGACCCGGTGGAGTATGCCAAGCGCCTGGAGCAGATCGAAGAGCTGGAGCGCCAGCACCGCCTGCGCCTGAGCCAGATCCAGATCGAAACCACCAAGGCCAGCCCCATGGCCACGGTCTGGAAACAGACGCAGCAATCCATGGAACAGGCCCTCACGGGCATGCTGAGCGGGCAGACCAAGTTCAGATCTGCGGTGGCGCAGGTGTGGGCTGGCATTCGCCAGTCCATCGCGGGCGAGCTGGCCAAGATCATCACGGCCAAGGTCGCCGGGTTCATCCGTGAGCGCGGCATTGCCATGGCGGGCATGGGCATGGATGCAGCCAAGGCTGGTACCGGCGCAGCGGCATCTCAAGCCAGTATCCCCATCGTCGGCCCTGCCCTGGCCTTGGCAGCCATGGCTAGCGTGTTCGCTGCCGTGTCTGGCATGTCCAGCAAGGTGCCTTCCGCGCGCGGTGGCTGGTCCATCCCTTCAGGGGTGAACCCTCTGACGCAGTTGCACGAAGAGGAAATGGTGCTGCCTCGCGACATTGCCAACCCCATGCGTGATGCCTTGCAGAACGGCGGCATGGGGGGCTCTGGCCTGCCGCCCATTCACATCACTGCGATGGACTCTCGCGATGTGGTCCGCGCCCTGAAGAAAGACGGCGCTTTGCACCGAGCCCTGAAAGAGCTTGAGCGCACCAACACCCGCTGACGCACATACACCCAGGTAACAGACATGAGTAACCTTGTTTTCCCAACCCTTCCGGGGGTGGACATGCAGGTCGGTCGCTCCCCCGTGTGGAACACGGCTGTGCATCGGTCGGTGTCTGGCCGTTCGGTGGGGTTGGCGGCTTCGCTGTATCCAAGCTGGCGCCTGAAGCTCAAGTTTGAGTTCTTGCGCTCGGGTGCCGAGGCTGAGCTGCATCAGCTGGTGGGCTTCTTCAACAAGCACCACGGGCGTGCCGACACCTGGTTGTTCAGGGACCCTGAAGACAACACGGCCACGTTGCAGCAGTTTGGCCTGACCGATGGCGTGACAGACAGCTACTACCTGGCGCGTGACTGGGGTGGCTTTGTGGAGCCGGTGACTGACATCGAGCAGATCAGCGTCATCCAGATCGGCAATACCACCCTGACCATTGCGCCCGTGCTTTTGGATGATGGGCCTGTGCTGGTGGGTGGTGAAGAGATCATGTTCGTGTCGGTGGATGGAGGTGGTGGCACGCCGCTGGACATCGATTTCAGCTACGCAGGCAACGGCCTGATCGTGTTTGATGAGGCTCCCCCAGCTGGCCTGGCGCTGCGTTGGTCGGGCACGTACTACAAGCGCTGCCGGTTCGACAACGACATGCTCGATGTCGAGCGCTTCTTGTGGCAGCTCTGGCGGGCCCAGTCGGTGTCGTTCACGACTGAGAAGGGGCGCAGCACATGATTCCCGTCACATCAGAAGTGCAGGCCGTGCTTGACTCAGGCGCGGCCTGGTATGCAGACCTCTACACTTTCACTCTGAGCAATGGCACAGTGTTGCGCTACACCAGCTTGGACCAGGACGTGCCCTGGGGTGATCACAAATGGGTGTCATGCCAGTCTGACGCTGGCCCGCTGATCGAGCGAGGCAGCATCACCTACAGCGTGGGCCTGTCTGTTGACGCCCTGGACTTGACCATCTACACGCATCCGTCCATGAAGGTCTCAGGCCTCACCTGGCCAACAGCCATGCGCCTGGGTCTATTTGACGCCGCAGACGTGTCGCTGGTGCGTGCGGTGGGCAGGCTGGGCGAGCACACCCCCGTTGGTGTGGTGCCTCGGTTCACTGGGCGAGTAGGCCCGTGTGAGCCTGGCCGCAGCAAGTCCAGCATGCAGGTAGAAAGCCTGCTGGCGTACCTGCGGGCACCAGTGCCCCGCAATGTGTACCAGCCGTCTTGCAGCAACACGGTGTACGACAGCGCTTGCCAGCTTGATCGGGCCAGCCGTGAGCAGGTGGTGTCAGTGGTGAGCGTCAGCCCTGATGGCCTGACCGTCGGCATCAGTGGTGCCACGCTAGAGGCAGACCACTACCTGGCCGGGTTTGCCCGGTTCAGCACATCAAGTGGCGGCAACGTCAACCAGCAGGTGACTGTGGCCGGCAACACCACCACCAGCCTGACCCTGCTCTACCCCTTCCCTGCCGATCTGTTGCCTGGCCAGTTGCTGGCACTGGCGCCAGGCTGTGGCAAGGCCTTGTCCAACTGTCGGGCGTTTGACAACGAAGACCACTTCCGTGGCCACCCGCACGTACCTGTACCGGAGACCATGCTGTGACGCGTGACGACATCCTGGCCCGTGCCCTGCTCTGGGAGGGCACGCCATACCACCACAGGGCTCGCGTGCTGGGTGTGGGGTGTGACTGCCTCATGCTCGCGGTCGACACCTACCAGGCGGTGGGTTTGTTGCCTGCCGATTTGGTGGTGCCTGACTACCCGCGCGACATCATGTTTCACACCGACGACAGCCGGTATCTGGACAACGTGCTGGAGCACTGCGAAGAGGTGGAGCAGCCGCAGCCCGGCGACCTGGTCATGTGGCAGTACGGGCGCACCTGGAGCCATGCCGGCATTGTGCTGGCCTGGCCAAAAATCATTCACGCATACGCGCCACTGGGGCGCGTGACCATCATGCGCGTGCAAGACGACTCTCGCTTGGCGAGGCGCAAGGCACGCTTCTTTTCACCCAAGGGCTTAAAACCATGAGCGGACTGTTTGGCGGCGGGGGTGGCTCGTTTGTGAACGAGACGCCACGCATTTCGTCACTGCGCATCCAGACCAGCGCTTACGGTGGGTGCATTCCTGTGGTGCTGGGCAAGCAACGTGTCACGGGCAACCTGCTCAACTACTGTGACCTGCAGGCCATCAGGCATGAGCAATCACAGTCAGCGGGCGGCAAAAGCGGTGGCGAAGTCACGAGCACCAGCATTTGGTACACGTACCGCTACTCCATCCAGATCGGCATTTGTGAAGGCCCTGCCCAGGTGGGTGAGATCTGGATGCTGGTGGGCGACACCAAGCTCAAGCTGAGCGACAACAACCAATATGGCTGGGCCATCTACACGGGCGAGACACCCAACGACTACAGCTCTGTGCTGGCCTCGCGCCACCCAGAAATGCACGTGCGTTACGCTGGCCTGTGCAACCTCACATCGGTCGACATGGGCGAGTTCGAGGGCGACAACCCGCCCGCCTTCTCGTTCGAGGTCGAAGGCTTTTGCTTTGACGCGGGCATTGGTGGTGCAGACCCAGCCGATGCCATCAACGCCATCATCACAGACACCCGCTGGGGCGCTTCTGCGCCTGAGTCGGTATTCCCTGTGGCGA